CGCTTGGCGGGTGTCGTCAGGGCCTCGATGGCGGCCTTCGTGAAGTGGATCGTATCCAACCCATCCAACTCCTATCCAACTCTGTCTATCCAACTATCCAACTTTTTAGCCCGACAAGCACCGACGAACAACGACCAGTCAAGCGGGTGGAGATGTTTGATTTAAGCGGGTTTCGGGCCTGCGGTCAAGCAAGGAAGCGGGCCTTCGGTTGAGGGCGAAAAAGGGGTGTCCTCCGCTTTGCACGCAGGGGGTCAGCGGTTCGAATCCGCTTATCTCCACTACGTTTCCGGGTTTCGGGTTTTCGGCTATCCAACTTATATCCAACTGTTGATGGGAAATCTGTCTGGTTTTCGGCAGACACTTGACTGTCGATCACCTGTCTGATAACCTTATCTTCATCGGCGCCCCGCGCGCCGGTCGCTGAGCTTCCCCCGGGTCGCTCGCGTGGCGGGTTCCCCACCGTTCCCGCTGCAAGTTCCCCCACCCGCTTCGGCTGGTGGGGTTTCTTGTTGGGGCCTGCAAAAAGGCGCCCGGCGACCGTAGCCGCCGGGCTCCCCCTTGGCCGTGGCACACACCCCGGCCCCCCCTTCCGGCGGGACACGACGCCCGCCGCAAGCTTCAGACGCTGGGCTTGCTCGAGGTCAGCAGCGCGTAGCCGCCGGCCGCTGTCAGCGCGGCGGTGATGGCGTCGACCAGGACGCGCAGCTCGTCGGCCCAGCTGATGCGATCCAGCGTGCCCGTCACCCAGGCGATGGCGACGCGTAGCAGCAGAGAGACGGCCAGGAGGACGGCGAGGATGCCCGCCTTGGTGCGGGCGTCGAAGGGGACGGCGGGCACGCGGCGCATCGCCTCGGTGATCACGCTCGCGAGCGGGGCGATGGCGAGGGGCACGATCGGAGCGAGGAGGGGCGCGAGGGCGTGAACATCCATAAGGCCTCCTAGCGCTTGTCCCAGCGGGCGGGGCCGTGGGGGCGAATGTCGACGTGAACCCACGTCGGGTACGTGCCGATGCCCCCAAGATTGAAGCGAGGAATCTGCTCCGCGCAGGAGCGAAGGAAGGTGGGCGAGCGGCTCGGGCTGGTGACGTCGGCGGCCAGGCCGCGCGTGTGCCAGGACTGGGGCTCGCCGCCCACGGCTGCGTTGTGCTTCACGCAGCGGTAGCCCGAATTGACGGTCAGCGGGCCCGTGAGCTTTCGCAGCAGCTCCAGCTCGCCCGCGAGCTGCGCAAGGTTGGCCTGCACCTCGGGGGGCGCCTTGCAGCCGCAGCGGCAATCGAGCTCCCGCCGGCGGAAGTTCGCGCTGTAGTGCGTGGCGGTCGGAAAGCGCGGCATCAGCGGAGGCCCTTGAAGCCCATCAGCTGAGAGAAGGCGGCGACGACCAGGGCCGTCACGATGGTTGCGATCCACTTGGCCCACGCCTCGAGCTTGGCGACGCGGGCGTGCAGGCCGTGGGCGGTGCCGGCGAGGTCGCCGCACAGCGCCCGGTGAATGTCCGCGACCTGCGTTTCAATCTTCGCCAGGCGCGTGTCTTGGTCGATTGGTGCCGTGCCCATAGATCAAGTCTAAGGGCACGGCTGGGCCGTGTCGTCCCTAAACCTGTGGCTTAGACGGCCAGGTCACATTGTCTGGGTCTGGCTGTTTCGTCACGTCGCGCAGGGCTTGCCGGTAGGCACGCCAGGCCGGAGCGTCTACGCCCTGGTCCTCGGCGCGGGCGACAAGCCAGTCCGCTTCAATCAACAGGGTGGTGCGTTCAGCGCGAATCTTGTCCCACCTGTCCTGCAGCAGCGCAGCTGAAACGTCCTCATCAGATGGGTAAACCAGAGGATCGTCGTGCTGGACCTCTGCCACGTCGCCCTCCGAGTTGATCGCATAGACCATCGGAAAGAGGCGGTAAATTTGCCTATGAGACAGGCCGTTGCGATTGATTGTGGTTTTCATTTTGAAATGTCCCAGACCGTAATGGTTTGACGAGAGCTTCCAGCCTGATTTACATAAAGCGTTCCAGCGGCGTTATCGACTCGACCCCTTATTCTTGCCGTGTAGCTTGTGTTTGCCGTCAGCCCGGTAACAAGGATGCCCCCGCAGAATGGAGCCTGCTCGGGATCTCGGCTGTGGCTTACTGTGTAGTCGGTTGAGTTGATGTTTATGCCAAGGAATGCTGTGTAGGATGCACTTGTTATATAGAATCCACCACCACAGATTTCGATGTATACACTGGTGCTTTTTGTGGTGAATGTCACACTCGCGGCAAGGTTCACGAATGTCGTGCTTGCTGTTGAGGACTCGGAGGTCGATGTTCCAGATGCAATCTGGTTCGCAACGCGCCAAGCCTCGGTTTCTAGCGTGTTGAGCTTCGTGGCCGTGATGGTTTCGCCGGTTGCCCAGGTGTATGCTGGCATCAGCTAGCTCCTAAGTTGATCGTCCAGGTGAAGGTGACGGCAATCGAGGCCGTCTTGACGATGGTCGGATTGAGCCGCACCCGGCACAGCATCGTGCCGCCGCTCGCCGCGTTGAAGATCCCGGCCTCGGCCAGCGTGTTGCCGTTGGCCGTTGCGCTGCCGAGGTAGAAGGTAAAGACCTGCTGCTGCGCGTTGCTGGTCTTGCTGGTGAACGTCGCCCGCGCCAGCTGGGTCTGAAGCGCCGTGTCGCCCGCCGTGACGGCGTTGGTGCCGGTGCCATAGCCGAAGTGCGTGGGGGCCGTCGGCGCGTCGCCGTCGAGGAAGTCGCGAATCAGGTTGAGCCCGGCGTTCACCACCAGGTTCCGGTGCGTCTGCTCGCTGAGCAGCTCGCCGGTGGTCGCGTCGCGCACCTGGACGTGGACGTTGTCTGTCAGCTGCACCTGCATTACACACCCACTTCTGATTGATCGACGAGGGCGAACCCGACCCGGCTCTCGGGCGTAAAAGAGGTCGCCGTCAGCGTGTCCGTCAGCGTCACCGTCTCGGCGAACGTTCGCAGCAGGACCACGACCTCGTTCTCCCGGAACTCGACTTGTCGGCCGACACCCGTGAGCGCCGCAAAGAAGCTGGCCCAGCCGCCCACGCTCTCGCCGTCGAGGGCCTCGATGGTCCACACGAGATCTTGCCCGTTGCGGTCGACGGCCGACACAGAATCCACCAGCCACGAGCCCGAGACGGCGTGGGGCGTGAAGGTCGCCGACAGCAGCTGGCCCGGGCGCAGGCCGGCGGTGTCCGTCTCGAAGGTCAGCCGGCGCGGGATGGCCCCGTAGCGCCGCAGCAGGCCCTCGGCGACGCTGGCCGCGCCCTCGTCGTCGTTCAGGTTGGGGCGCTCCTCGAGGGCCTCGTAGATGCCCGAGGCGCCGTTGAGGGCCGCCTGGGCCGCGATGGCCGTGTCAGACTGCGCGTTGATGAGGATCGGGAACTGGCCCTGGTAGGTGACGGCGATGGCCACAGCCGCGCCCACGGCCGCCGCGCCGTCGTCCTGGCTGATGACCGGGTCGCCAATCTGGTAGTACCAGTCTTTGCCGGTGTCGACGCCCCGGATGCCGACGGTCTTGGCGACGCCGGCCACCGTCAGGTTCGTCGGGGCCGCGCCCACGGGGTAGGCTAGCGTCCAGGCCTTCTGGGTGCCGTTGCCGCTGAAGCTCTCGGTGCGGCTGGCCGTGAGGTCGACGCCCGCCCTAATCAACTGCTTGTTCCGGTACACCTCGGTGGTCCGGTTGACCGTGACCCGCCGGGCGTTGGTGGCATCGATGGCGAAGGGGGCCGACACCCCGGCACGCGGCTTGAACCAGAGGGCCTTCGACTCGTCCACCCACCAGGCGTACCCCGTGATGTTCGCCAGCTCATCGAACACGGCCGAGGCCGGGACGTAGTTGAACTTGAGCCGGTCGATGATGGGGCCGGTGTCCACGTTGGTGGTCGTGAGGCCGTCGCCCGTGAGGAAGTTGGTCACCACGTCGCTGACGATGGTGCTCAGCGTCTGGCTCCCGCTCTCGTAGCTCGCCGCCACGAGCCGCCGGTCGGCGAGGGCATCGTAGCTGACACACTCGACCTCGTAGCTCAGCGCGGTCTGGTTGCCGTCGATGGTCAGCGACTCGGTGAAGCTGTCGATGAAGCCGCCGAAGTAGCGCGTCGAGGCCCCGTCATCGACGATGACCTCCGCGCCCACCGAGGGCCGGTAGGTGCCTGTGGGGTCCACGAGGCTGAGGCTGGCGCGGTTGCGCGTGTTGAGGCGGGAGTTGATGCGCAGCGAGCCGACCACCATCTTGGTGGTCTGCGTGACGCTTGCGATGCGGAGCCGGATGGGCATCGCCTACGCCCTCACGCCCATCGCCCGCAGCTCGGAGACCAGCAGGCGCCCGAGGCCCTGCGCGTCCTCGCGGGTCCACTTGCCGTTCCCGTAGTACTGCACCACCACCTGGGTGCCCATCCCGCCGCCCTGGGCCGCCGCGATGCCCTGTCCGATTTGGCGGTACACGTTCTCATTCAGGGGCAGGACGGCCTCGTTGCGGCCGCCTTCGCCCATCCGAGCCACCACCGGGCCGGTCACGAGGCCGCCGGTTGCCATTCCTGTGTTGTAGTATCCCGAGCGAGCCCGGTTGGATTCCGTCTTAAGCCGCTCGAACAGGTCACGCTCCGGTGTGCCCGGTGCAGCCAGGTTCAGGCCCTTCCTGTATGCGTCCGTTAGTGACTTCTCAATGCTGCTCTTATAACTATCCATCGCCGCATTGCTACCGCTGGATGAGGCGCGCGAGGTGGCGCTGGTGATGCCGGCTTTGGCGGCTCGTGTGTCTTCGTCGGCCTTCTTTGCAACATCCGGCAGCGAAGTGTTGATGTATCCTTCAACGCGCTTGAACACCGGTTCCAGCACCTTGAGCTGCGCCTCAAGCCCTGCCCCTAATTTTTCCACGGCCTCTTTGAACGCATCGGACATGGGGTCGGCAGCGGCTTCTTTCACTCGCTGGAACATATCCGCCATGCCCTTCATAACGCTTTCGGCCATCACGGCATCCAGCACAGCCTGTATGACGCCCTCGCGAATCTTCATTCGTGCGATGTTGCCCCAGTCCTGCGCACCATCGATGAAGGCTTTACCGGCCGCCTTGAAGGCGTCGCTGATGCTGCCTTCGATGGCCTTGCGTGCGGCGATGGCTTCTTCTTGTGCGCGCTTGAGGGCTGCGGCAGCTTCGTCGGCTGCTTTCTTTTGCTCCTCGGAGCCGCCTTTCATCCAGTCAAAGAACTCGCGGACCTTCTGTGTGACCCACTCCCAATTCATCGCAAGACCAAGAACGGCTGCGCCGATAGCGGCGACGCCAGCCACGACAGCCCACAGGGGGGCCGTCACGATGGCCGTGATGATGCTGCCGATGATCGCGGCCACGGTCGCGATGGCCTTGCCGATTGCCCCGATGTTCGCAATCAAAGCCGTGATCGTCGTAATGACGGTTCCAATTGTGATGATGGTCTGTGCGAACTCGCTCGCACGGTTCAGCCCGGCGGCGTCAAACAGGGTCCGCAGGTTGCCACCAACGCCCGACAGGCTGCCGCCGAGGTCGTTGAAGGAATCCCGCAGCGAGTCGGCCACATTGACGTTGGCCTTGGTCTGCGCCTCGAGGTCTCGCAGCTTCTTGAGCTGCTGGTCATAGGCCTCGTTGCCCGGCTTGAGACCTTGGTCAATAAGTAAACCCATAGCCTCTTGGGCCTTCTTCAACGCCTCGCTCGTCTCGTCCCAGGTGGTGCCGAACACCTTGGCCTTCTCGCGGGCCACGTCCAGCCCCGCCGTGCTCTCGGCGAGCGTCGCAAACGCCTTGGCCGTCGCCGCGCCGCCGTTCTCGCTCGCGAGGCGGAAGCGCTCCATCTCCTGCTGTGCCTTGAGGGCCTGTGGGCTGAAGGCGCCGAAGGCCGAGGTGATGGCCCCGAGGCTGTCCTTGTAGGCTTCGGCGCGGGCGCCGGCCACGTCGAAGGTGTTGCCGAGCTTGGCCTGCTGCGCGTCCACCTCGCGGAGCCGGGCGCCGAGCGCCTGGGTCGCGGCCTCCTGCTTCATGTAGACGTTGAACAGGCGCTCGGTCTGGGCCTGGAGCTTGGCGACCTCGGCCGCCGCCCGCTTGGCCTCCACGCCCTTGGCCTTGATGGCGTGCGCGGCCTTGGCTGCGCCGCCGGCTGCTGCTGCTGCGGCCTTGCCGAGCCCGAGCATGTCGGCCGTCAGCGTCTTGCCGAAGCTGCGTGCCTGCGCGCCGGCCGCCGTGAAGAGCTGGTTGGTGAAGCCCTGGCTGGCGCTCATCGCCCCGCGCCAGGTCTCCGCGAAGTTGGAGGCCGCAGCCGAGGCCACGCTGCCCACCGCCCGCAGCGGCGCGACCGCCATCTGGCCGAAGCCCTTGAACGCGCCCACGGCACGGTCAATTCCGCCGAGGAGCTTGTTGGTCAGGCTGTCGCCCAGGATCGAGCGGATGGCGTCGCCGATGTAGGCGAAGGCCGTGCGGAACAGGTTGGCAAGGTTGCTGGCGACGTTCGCGGCGCGGTTGTAGTACGCCGTCGTGTACTGTGCTGCCGTGTCCCAGAGGGCCGTGATGGTGCCGCGAATCTCGCCCCAGTTCTTGATGATGGGGTAGGCCGCGAAGGCCACGGCGGCCGCGATGGCGACGAAGGGGGCGGCAGCGGACGCGGTTGCCACGAGGCTACCTGCCGCAGCCGTGATAGCCGGAATCATTGAGGCCGTGATGGCGACGCCCAGGCCGAGGATGGCGGCCTTGGTCGTGGGGCCGAAGGCTTTGTCGAGGGCGCCCAGCAGGCCGCCCGTGGTGAAGGCCGCCGTCAGGTTCGACACGGCCGCGCTCAGGCCCTGCACGACGCGGGTCAGGTCGAAGGTCTTGATGAGCCGCTGACCGATGCGGGTCAGGGCGGCGTCCGCGCTGTCTTGCAGGTTGGAGAGGGCGCCCGTGATCGTCTGGCTCTGCTTCGCCATCATCGCGGGGAACTTCTCGTTCATCCCGTTGACCAGCGCCACGATGGCGGTGTTCGCGTCGATGCTGCCCTTTTCGGCGCGCTTCATCGCCTCGGGCACGCTGACGCCGATGCCGGTGGCGAGCATCTTCCAGGCCGGGATGCCGCGCTCGGCGAGCTGGTTCATCTCCTCGGCCGACACCTTGCCCTTCGCCGCCATCTGGCCGAGGGCCATCGTCACGCCGTCGATGGTTTCCTTGCCGCCGCCCACGGCCGCGACGGCGTTGCCCACGCTGTTCATGATGGGCAGGATGCTCTGCGCGTCGAAGCCGAAGGCCAGCAGGCGCTTGCTGCTGTCCGTCAGGCCGCGCAGCTCGAAGGGCGTCTGGGCCGCGAAGGAGGCCAGGTCTCTCAGGAAGGCGTCGGCCTTCTCGGCCGAGCCCAACATCGTGGTAAACGCGACCTTGTTCTGCTCGAGCTCGCCGGCGAGCTTGATGCTCTGGGTGCCCAGGCCCACCATCGCCTGGGCCGCCGACTTGATGCCGTCGGCGAGCAACTCGCCGGCCGCCGTGCCCGCGATGATGTCGCGCAGGCTGCCGAGCGGTGAGGCCGCCTGCTGGGCCTCCTTGCCCAGCTCGTCCACGGCCTGGGCCGCCTTCTCCATCCCGGAGGTAAGGCCCTTGAGGTCGGCGCTGACCTTTACGAACAGTTCAGCAGCCGCCCCCATTAACGCCTCCGGTTAGCCTCGGCCTTGCGCTCGGCCGCCTCGAGGGCGTACAGCGCCAGCCAGTCCGTGTATTCCGCCGTGCTCATCGTCGCCCGGAGCTGCGCGCGGGACATGCCAAGATCCCGCGCCAGAATCAGCTCGAAGTAATCACTCCCCCGCCGTGCCAACCTGGCTTTTGGCAGGCTCCACGTCCGTCTGCAGGACGCGGCCGATGGCCTGGTACACCCGGTTGAGCGCGCCGAGCGACTTGCCACGCAGGGCCGGGATGTGCGCCTCCTCGAACTTGGGCTCGACGACGCAAGCCAAGAAGAGAAGGTCGCTGAACTTGTCGTCGTCGCGCTTGGTGCCCGCCACCTGGCCGGGGCCGGTGGCGGGAACCGTGACCTCTGCCGCCTTGGCGATGGCGTCATAGGCCGCGCGGCTGAGCCCCTGGACCTTCACGGCGCCACCCCATTCGGGGACCTCGACGGCCTCGGTGGGGAGGTCGCTGGCTGAAAGGATTGCGTCGACGGTCAAGAACTGCATGGGGGCTCCTTACACGTTAGAACGTGGTGCGGGTGACGTTGCCGGTGACCTGGAACTCGGCGCTGAACGACACCTTGTCGCCCACCGGCGCCGTGACGTTGTACGACGTGCACAGGCACTCGCCCGTGAACTTCACAAGGCCGCCCGTGCTGCCTGCCGGGCCGTACTCGAAGGTGCTGGTGGACGACAGCCCGACGATGCCCGCGAGGATGGCATCGGCAGCGGAGTCCCACGAGCCCGAGATGCTGATGGTCGCGTCCTTGAGGCCGGCCACGTAAGCCTTCGAGCTGTTCGAGAACACCGTCACCTCGGCCGTGTCGGCCGTGATGGGGAAGTCGACGTTGTCGAGGTACGCGCTGATGTCCTGCAGCGAGCCCGCCGAGTTGTCGACCTTGAATACTGCCGTTTTGCCGTGAACGAAAGGCATGGGTTAGCTCCTCTTACAGCCGGGCCACGGCCACGGCGAACGTCGCAGATGTGAAGGTGCCGGTGGTGGTGATGCGCAAGTAGCGGTTCACGGTGCCCGTCACGGTCTTGCGCTCGGAGCCCGCTGCCGTGAGCTGCGTGAACGTGATGAGGTCCGCCCAGGTCGAGTTGTCGGCGCTGTGCGCCACCTTGACCGTGATGTTGGTGCCCGTGAACGCGGTGCAGTGGAGGTGCGCGGCCAGGCCGTTGGCGCTGCTCGCGGTGTTGTCGTTCGCCGTCGTGTTGCCGGCCGCCGTGCGGGCCGCCAGGTCTGCGAGGATGATGCCCGGCGAGAGGCCGCCCGTGATTTGGGCCTCCGCGCTGATGCTGACCGCATCGGACGCGGCCGCCGTGACGGTGTAGCTCGTCTCCAGCGTGTTTCCAAGCTGCGCGCGGTTGCCGATGGCGCCGGCGCCCGCCGGGGCGAGCGTGAGGACGCCGGTCGTGGCGTTGCTGAGGGCTGCCGCCAGCACCTCGTCAACGGCACCCGTGGCCCCGTCGAAGAAGCCGCCGAGGCTGATGGTCGCGTCCTTCATGCCGGCGATGTAGGACTTCGAGGAGGCCCCGAAGGTCGTCACCTCGGCGGTGTCGGCGCTGGCCGAGGACTCGAAGGTGTTCAGGTAGGCCGAGAGGTCGTACTTGTCGAACAGGGTCGCAGCACCCTTGCCGTGAATGAATGGCATTTACTTTCCGCCCTTCTTCTTCGCAGGCTTCGCCTCGTTGGCGTCGACTTCCTCGATGGCCCCACATTCCACGAGCCACGCGACCGCTTCAGCCGGGATGTTCTCGATGATTGCACCAGGCGTGTGGTATTCGCCAGCAATCTCCAGTCCCTTGTGGACGATGTACATCACGCAATCACCTCAATCTCAAGCTCTCCACCAATATAGCCGACGCCTGCCACCTCATAAACCCCGAAGTCCCGCGCTTCCACGACGCGGCTGGATTGCGCCACGCCGCCCAGCGTCGGGTCCGCATCGAGCGCCGCGCGCACAGACAGCGCCCCATCGGGGCTCACGAGGTCGTCGATCTTGTCCTGGCCCTCGGCCTCGGCCACCCGGCCGGCGATGAGGCGCACGGGGAAGGTGTAGCGGCTGACCGGGGTCCGCATGGCGAAGTCGTACCGGACGGCCGTGGGGAAGCCCACGATGGCGGCCGGCGGGTACACGTCGTCGGGTATGGTGTCGTGGGTGTAGAGCCCCGTGAGGGTCGCGAGGCGCGTCTTGAGCCCGTCGCGAAGGGCCTTGATGCTAGCCATCGAGCGACATCCTCCGCAGGGCATCAGCGAGGGTGCGCACGTAGCGGGCGCGGTCGCGCTCGAACGGGCCGCGCAGGTAGCGCCGGGGCTCCAGGCCGCCCTTCGCGTTGATGGCGCCCGCGATGGTGTAGGGGTCTTGTCCCTTGCGCTTGGCCCAGAGCTTGAGCCCAGGGGGCGTGCGCCGGCCGGTCGGCACGATATGGGGGCGGCGCGGCCAGTTCGGGTGGTCGTGAACCAGGCCGGTGCCATACTCCATATACGCCGCGTAGTCCACGCGCTCGCCGCCGATGGTGCCGATGCGCACGAAGGTCGGCAGGGGCGAGCGGTCCACCTCGAACGTGATGGAGTTCTTGAGCTTGCTCGATACGCCCGTGGGGGCCGCGCGCTTGCTCTCGCTGCTGGCCCGCAGGCCGATGGCATTCAGGCCCTGCGCCAGCGCCTGGCCGGCGCCCGCGTTGTTCCGCAGGGCGCGCAGCAGCTCGGGCAGGCCGTCGACCTGGACGCGCACGCCGCTCATACAGCCCCCAGCTCGTAGCGCCGGTAGGGCTGCAGCAGCGCCCGCACCTCGGGGTCGCGGGCCGTCACGCGCATGAAGCCCAGCTCGGGCGTGCCGATGACACCGAACGGGGCGTCTTTCCGCTTGAAGTAGCGCGTCGCCAGGATGAGGCAGGCCCGGTTGATGGCCTGCGGCTGGCTCCCGGTGGCGTTGTAGCCCCACGAGCCGATGACCCGCACGGCGCGCCGCTGGTCAATCGGAAACGAGAAGGACGAGCCCGGCGCGATCCAGATGGTGCGGTAGGGGGCCGCCTCGGGGTCCAGCTCGTAGTCCGACGCGCCGAGGGCCTGGTAGTCCCGGCGGCCGGTGGTGTCCACGGCGATACTCGTGACCGACAGGAGGTCGGCGTTGAGGTCGCAGCGGTCGGGAACGTCGGCCTCGAAGTAGAGCGTGGCGCTCGACGCGTAGAAGGTGCGCGAGCACTCCGTGTCGATGGCACGGGACGCGGCCTCGATGGCAAGCTCCAGCCGGGCATCGTCGGTGCTACCCGAGATGCCCAGCCAGGTCTTGAGTTCCGCGAGGCTCGCGTACCCGTTCGTGATCGCCACGTCAGGCCACCGCGTTGACGAGGGCTGTGACCTCGCCGGAGGTGTAGGCCGTGACGTCCGCGCGCAGGAACTGCAC